GTAGTGATTTTGCAGGTATACAATATACTTTTGAGTTTGAGGATGTCTTCCCCTATGACGGGGAATACACATTCCGAGCACAAGCAGATAACGTCTCGGAGGTTTACCTTGACAATCAACCTGTCCTAACAGCGAATCAATTTAGATCCCATCAAGTTCCTGTTAAGGCTAAAAAGCATGTGGGTCAGGGTATTCATAAGATAAGAGTTGATTTGTTTAATACACCACAAATTATTGAGGAGGTTATAAGGACTCAACCTGCTGCTGATGAATCTACTGATGAACTTCCTATTGCATACAGAGGAATGTCTAAGGGTTCTGGTATCAGAAGAGAATCAGACACTCTTGTAAGAATTGATGATGATATTGACGGAGGGTTTGATGAGAACGCAAGATTTGAGATTTTAAACTCCACGAATAATGCAAGATTCTCAAACGATGGTAAGAAATTGTTGTATGATGGTGGCGGATCAATCACCATTAGAATGAAGGTCCGAGACAAGCAAAATATTTCTGGTCTTGCTATCACTGAAATCGAAGTTGGTGGCACGGTATGGGCAAGAGATTTTACTACTTTTTCTATTGGTAGAGGAGGAAGTGGTGAGAAGAGAAGGCGTTATAAAGAAAGAAGTAGAGTAACAAAGACAATCAACGTAGGTGGCAGACCAAGAAGTGAGAGACGACCTGCAACAAATTCTCCCATCAAAAAAGTGGATGTTTTTGATACATTAACATCAATTGGAAAGGCAGATAGAAAACTTTGGAGAATCAATCCAGAGGCAGGAAAGGATGCTGACTTTGTAAACCGCTATGGTGTGCTGCCTTTTGATATTACATCACCTGGAGCACAGAGTGATGACTTTGCGGGCACACATACCATGAGATGGTATGACTTAGATTTCCCCGTAGATGGAAACTACGATGTTGAGGTCGCTGTTGATGATAATGTAACTCTGAGATTTATTGATAGGGACGGCGCAGAAACTAGAATTGATAAGAGAGGATTTACTGCTCCAGTAGAGGATGGTGGTGTGTCAACCGGAAAATCAGTTGATGTCAAATTCTTTAAGGCAGGTAAGTATCAACTATTTGCAGATCTATTCCAAAGAAGTGGAAAGAGATTAGCAAAAGGAAATCCAATGGTTCTTGCTGTAAGAGTAAGTGCATCATTTATCGAAAGAACGAGGGTCGTCAAGCAATCTTGGAATGAAAATCCAATGGGTGCAGCTGTTACGATTGACGCACCACCTGTTCCCAGGTTAGAACTCCCAGTGCCTAAGGCACCAGGTCGCTGTCCTAACAATCCATTCTGGACCACTCGTTTCCCTGCAAGTGAGTATTGGTATCCAGTGGTAGTGCCCGGAAGATGGGGCAAGTTCCAAAACAAACATGCTATCTCTCCTCTGCCACCACTTGCTGCTCAGAGCACTGATGGAGGTGGAATTGTTTATACCAATAATTGGGACATCGATGTTCCATATCCCGGATTCTTTGGATTAAGAGCAACTGCAGATAATGGTGGAAGAATTCTTATTGATGGAGTCGAAGTTCTCAAGGGTGGATATGGTTATGGTGGAAGAAGTGGAGAATCTGTCGAGCATTTCAGAAACGCACCGAAGACAAAGAATGTCTTTATTGATCAAGGCAAGCATGTCATTACAGTAGAACTTAAAAATGAAGACACTGAAGAAAGACAGGCTTTCAGACAAAATATTTTTAATACTGCAGATTGGGTCGTCGCTCAACCACCACCATCAGAAGGTCAAAATGATATCATTTATGTAGATTTAAACAAAAGCAATAAAAAAATTGACGTATCAACTGACGGAAGAGAAATAAGACTTAAAGATGGTGGTGGTAGTGACATCAATGCCCGCTTCTTCATAGTAAGTGGCAATGCCAGATTCTCACCTGATGGTAAAAAAGTTATTGGCAGTGGTAAAAGTACAATGAGATTGACATATAAAGACAAAGTTAATGTTGACGGAGAATCTGTCCGTCAGATCATTATTAATGGTGTTGAATGGAATAAAGAGAAAAAGACAAGAGGAAGAGATGAAAAGACTGTTGAGTTGACCTCTGAAATTGGAAGTCAAGATACACAAGTTACATTATCCGGTGTTAAAAAAGCAGGTGTAACATATAGTGGACCAAAACTTGCATCATATCGAGGAGGAAGACTTGGACCCTTCATTACTCCGGCATATACTGACAATGCAGATTATCTTGCTAACTTCCAGGGCACTACATGGAACATGGTCTGGAATGGAGTTAACTTCCCGCAAAAAGGTCAATATCTTGTTGAAATAGAAGCGGATGATAATGCTATTTTAAGAGTTGACGGTAACGAGGTTGGTAGGGGAGTCGTCTTCCAAGGTGTATTGACATTTAAGTTTGAGACAACTCCTGGCAAGAAAACTGTTGAAATCGAATTGTTTAATCAGGGTGAGCGCCCAGGAATTTTTGAGGTCAATCCTGTTGTTGTTGCTGCAAAGATTGACTACAGAGGGGTAAGAAAAACTGGTAAGTCAAAGTCATGGGAAGATAACCCGATGGGTATCTCCGCAGAACTTATTCCACCTCCATGTCCTGTAGAGACAGGTGGTAAAGGAACTGTTACTGATGTTGTTGTGCTTGATCCTGGAAACGGATATCCACAACCACCACCAGGTCCTGCAGATCCCAACACAGGTTCATTCCCAGTCTCATTACAACTTGATTCAGTCACTGTCACAAATTCAGGTATCAATTATAATTGTGGATCTGACATCCTGTTGATCGAGCCTAGTAATGGTGCTGAATTGACATATGAGTGTGATACTTTTGGTAGAATTACTAATGTAAATGTTGCGAATCCTGGATCAAACTTTACCAGCACTCCTACGATTAGAATGGTAGCTGCTCCAGGAACCACTCCAACCGGTGTAAACTTTGAGGCACGTCCTAACTTTAAGGTCGCCATTGACCCAGTTGATGTGCCTGAAGAGGGATTACTTCAGGTTACAAATCTCCCAGGTATTAAGCAGACTGGTTATGTCAACGGTCGTGCATATTATGGTGCAGTCTACATAGAGGGTGGCTTGAAATTTGCTGGATTCTTTGCTACAGTGGGAGAACCTGTACGAGTTTATGATACTCTGCAGGAGAGCATCACTGCTGAAGTCACTACACCTCCATCTGCGATCCTCAGACAGGGTACTGACATTACCGCTAATGAACCCAGACTTGACATACCAGACACCCCAGATCAATTAATCTAATATGGCATTACCAGGTTACGGATCGAGAGATTCTGATACAGCAAAGAAAAATTATGATGCCATTGAGTATGGTAATCGACATGGTGCAATCAGCTTTGGTAAAATCAACCAAAAAGCAAACACCACGAATGCAGTTTTGCTTGAGACACCTGATGCAAAACACTGCATGTATATGATTGAGGATGGTGATGAAAAAGGTAATTCGACGTTTTTAACACCAGCAAAGTTTGGTATTCAGTGTGGTGAATGGCCTGAGATTGATGATAGAGATGAGAAGTCTAAGAAAATTAGTTTTGCTGTCGTAGCAAACAATGGTGATATTGTATTAAAAGCAGAGAACGGCAAGATCATCCTAGACGCTGACAGTATTGAGTTTCATGCTACTGGTGAGGGAGAAACAAAAGGTGACATTGATATCAGAGCATCAAATAATATCAAACTTGAGTCTCCAAACTTGATTTGTGGGCATGGTCATACTAAAATGGTAACAACTGGTAAAATAGAAGTTTGTGCAAACTCCTGTTTAAATATCTACAGTTCCATCATTCGTGGAGTCACTGATGCAGTTGCGGTAAAAGACTCTAAAGTTGGTGGTAAAAACATTTGCAACAAGTTTAGCGAGGACAACGTATGAATTTCGATGATGTTAATATCGGCGGTCAACTTAAGATTGGCACTGGTGTCGTACCTGCAATTAAAGAGGGTGATGAAAGAATCAATGGATCCATGTATGCAGAGGGACCTGTAGTTCTTGGTGGAGAATCTGAGTTTGGGAACCAAGATGCTACATTGATGATCTCTCGCATCGTCAATGATGACAAGGATTGTAAACCGCCAAAAGATGATAAATCACTTTTTATCAAAGGCGATGCCCGCTTTGAGACTGATGGAAAGAATGTTTATGGTGTTCACATCGAGGGCGACACCCGCATCAACACCGATGGACGCACAGACAATGCCCTGTATGTGAGTGGAGGAAAACCAGATGCACTTTATGTTGATGGTGATGTATACGTCACTGGTTCAGTTGATTGTCTATCAAAGGGACGATTAGAAGCCCGACACGTTGTTGCAGACGGCAGACCAAAACCATTCGATATTCCCCACCCATCAAGGGAAAAACATCGTCTTCGCTATGCATGTATTGAGGGACCTGAAGTAGGAGTCTACGTTCGTGGTCGTGTGAAAAATGAAAAAGTAATTATTCTACCTAAGTATTGGAAGAATCTTGTGCATGAGGATAGTATTACTGTTCAGTTGCAACCAATCGGTGCTCACCAAGACATCATTATCAAGCGTTGGGATGATGAGAAGATCTATCTGCAAGCAAGAGGTGGAATGCCCATCAACTGCTTCTATCATGTTTATGCAGAGCGTAAAGACATCAACCCTCTGATTGTTGAGTATGAAGGTGAGGAGTGCTTTGATTACCCCGATCCTAACTACAAACCTGATGCTGAGAATCCAATCTATAATGACCCTCAGTTTGCAGGACCACCTAATACTATCACTAAGTGAAGAATTTAATTTATATTGAAGAAAATTACATCACCCCTGAAGAGTGTGAAGAGTTTATAAAACTATCAAAGGATAACCAAAAACCAATCCCATATGGTGACCCTACACGGGGTGGTGATACCTACTTAACTAATGTTGAGTGGAAAAATCATGGTGCAAGTTATCATGGAGGAGATATTGATGTTGTTGTTCCTTCATTAGAGAACAAGGTTGTCACATCTGTGAATAAACTTTGCGAGTCATTTGACAACGAAATCAACCTTGATTATGTCGGTGTCGTGCGTTGGCCAGTTGGAACCTTTATGAAACCTCATGTGGATGATAATAATGTCCACAACCCTGATGTATTTGCAGCGATGCTTTATCTTAATGAGGGATTTTCTGGTGGTCATACAATCTTTGAGGAGTATGATATCAAACCAAAGACTGGTAAATTAATCGTGTTCTCTAATTCGCAACTCCTCCATTATGTAACTCAAGTAGAGGACAGTGAAAGATTCGTTCTGTCATTTTGGTATAAGAGGTTGACACGACCCACCGAATGACCTATAATATGCAGGTAATCAAACGAACCCCATGCAAGACGAGTTCCTCACACGATGCGTAGTTGACCCTGTTGGTCGCACCTTCCGTCTTATCTCTAGTGAAGGCGATGAGCGTATCGTGGATTGCGAAACCGTGGATCAATTCATGTCAGTCCTTGAGCTGGTGCGTGATACGTGCGATGAAGACGTGGTAGCGTACAAAAATCCTCTCTGAGGGAAAAATGACTTTTAATTCCAAAAAAGGCGGAAAAAAAATCCCGCCAAAAATTTACCCTGTAGGGTTTTACAACGAAATCTTGGAGTGTTACGACTATGAGACCCGAAACCCGACAATCTATGGAAATGTTATTCGCAGCGAAGTGGAATTTACCAAAAGCAGCGAAGAACGCTGGTTTGACTAATAAGGAGATGAAAATTACCTTTAACGAATACTGCACTTTTCACCCTCCCACCTGGAAGGAGTGATTTTTTGGGAGCGTGGCGGAATCGGTAGACGCACCAGACTTAAAATCTGTTAACCTTTTGGTTGTGGGGGTTCAAGTCCCCCCGCTCCTATCCTAAATACAGTGGGGTACGCTATAGACCCATGAAATATCAAATACAGACAAAGTATTGTTGGTACGACAACAAAAAACAAATTGTCTTGATGTATTTGATACAAGGAGTTCCGTTCACTTTTGATGATTTACCAGAATACGCAGCCCACGACCCAGAAATCATTGAGTTAGCAAATAACACAAAGTGTTGGAACGTTGAAGAATTGTATCGAGCATCAATGTATCTAATGGCAGAAGAGTGCCATCCAATGTGTTTTGAGTTAGAATTAGAAAACCCTGAGTTATTACCTGTTGACTAATGATCATCAACCTGTGGTACAATCAAGCAATGAAACAGTGGCGTTGGTCACTTACAGAAACTGGCGTTATGACCCAACATTCTGGTGGTCAAGAGGAACTGCGTGATGCTATGAATGACGTTGCAAATACAGTGGAATATATACTTGACAATGAACTAAAAGACGGGTAATATATAAAGGTGTGAAGGAAGTGCTTAAAGGGTAACCGCTCATGTGGTTGCCCTTTTTTCTTATGATAAATAATCTGTAACGGACTATAAGACAAATAAGATGGGTCTCTCCAGATTAGATAATTTTCTGAAATCGTCGCGTGGTACTATCCTTTATGTCAACCCAAATGACCTGGATGCTACCGATAGTATTGAAAACCAGGGTAATTCTCTGACTCGTCCCTTTAAGACGATTCAGCGAGCATTGCTGGAGGCGGCAAGATTTTCATATCAGAGAGGTCTGAATAACGATAGATTCGCTAAGACCACTATTCAGGTTTATCCTGGTGAGCATGTCATCGATAACCGCCCAGGTTTCATACCAGATGGGACAAATAATTATAGGTTACGAAACGGAACAACATCCGATAACCTACCAGCATTTGACCTGAGTACAAACCTTGATCTTGCATCTGCAGATAATAATCTCTTTAAGCTTAATAGTATTCATGGTGGTGTAATTATTCCTAGAGGCACCTCACTGGTTGGTGTTGATGTCCGTAAGACCAAGATTCGTCCAAAATATATTCCAAGTCCCACTAATAGTAATATTGAGAGATCTGCAATCTTCCGTGTCACTGGAGGTTGCTACTTTGGTCAGTTTAGTATCTTCGATGCTGATCCAAATGGTGTCTGCTTTACTGACTATACCTCAAACACCTCAGTTCCAAACTTCTCTCACCACAAACTAACGGTCTTTGAGTATGCTGACGGCACAAATAATGTCAATATTAATGATGCATTCTTGACCTTTACCGCTGATCGCACTGATCTGCAAATGTATTATGAAAAGGTCAGTCTTGTTTATGGTCAGTCCTCCGGTCGTTCTATCGAACCTGACTATCCATCCAGCGGATTGGATATTGAACCCAAGATTGATGAATTCCGTATTGTTGGTTCTACTGGGGAATCTGTAGGTATTTCCAGTATCAAGGCGGGAGACGGCACTACATCAACCACATCTATCACTGTTACTACTCAATCTGCAGTCCCTGGACTGGATGTTGACACTCCATTCCGTATTTCAGGTATTACTGCTGCTGGATTTAACGGTCAGCACGTTGTCAATGAGAAATTAAGCAGCACTCAGATTCTTTATAAGGTGCAAACAGCACCTGATACTGCATTACCATCTGCAACTGGTGCTACCATTGCACTCGTATCTGATACTGTTACATCTGCATCACCATATATCTTTAACTGCTCTCTGCGCTCTGTCTACGGCATGTGCGGTATGCACGCTGATGGATCAAAGGCAGACGGATTTAAGTCTATGGTTGTGGCACAATACACTGGTATTGGTCTGCAAAAAGATGACAATGCATTCCTTAAGTACAACACAACCACTGGTGTATGGGATGACAACACCGTTGCTGGTAATGAAGCAATTAGCACTGACTCAAGAGCAGTCTACAAACCAGACTATGAAAACTTCCATATTAAGGTAAGTAATAAAGCTGTCATCCAGGCAGTTTCCATCTTTGCTATTGGATATGCTGAGCAATTCCTTGCTGAAAGTGGTGCTGATATTGCCATCACCAACTCCAACTCCAACTTCGGTGCAAGAGCACTGGTTGCGAAGGGATTTAGAAGTGATGCTTTTGCCCAAGATGATGTAGGATACATCACACATATCATTCCTCCTAAGGAAGTCCCACTGACTGAGACTGCGATTGAGTTCCAGTCAATTGATGTCAACAAAACTCAAGCACTGACTGGTGTTGGATCTACAGGTCATCTGTATCTGTTTAACCAAACCAATGCCGATGTCAAACCTGAAACAGTCATTCAGGGATATCGTATTGGTGCTAGAACCAATGATACTCTGAGAGTTCTTGTATCGTATTCATCGAGCACCACTGAATATACTGCTCGTATTACGATGCCTGACTCAGATTTGAGTGGGGAGAAAGTATCTACAGTCAATCGAAGTGTTGCTGGTATTAATAGCATCGGTTCTTATAGTGCTGGTGGAACCTCAAACGTCCTTACATTTAAGAGTGCTCATAATTTCCTTAATGGTGAGTCAATTCGTATTCTCAGTGATGATGGACACCTGCCAGATGGTCTGACTCCAAACACACTTTACTTTGCAATCACTGAAGGCACAGGTATTACGACTAATACCAACATCAAAGTTGCAAAGACTCTTACTGATGCACAAAACAACAACCCAGTCACTATTAACGAGAAGGGTGGTGTACTGAAGATTTCCTCCAGGGTATCTGATAAGGTTGCTGGTGATCTGGGTCACCCTGTTCAGTATGACAGCACTAATAGTCAGTGGTATATTAACGTATCCAGTGCCTCTACAGAGAACAATATTTACTCTACTATCGTTGGTCTTGGTTCAACCGGACTTGGTGCAGCCACTCCAAGAACATTCGTCAACAGAAAGTCTGACAGAAGAAACGCAAACGATACCCTGTATCGTGCAAGATACGTCATTCCATCATCCGCTGGTGGTGCAGTAGCAAGACCACCTACTGATGGTTTCATTCTCCAGGAATCAAACACTGGTATTGGTGCAACTGATGCAGAGGTTCAGACTTACTTCGGCAGTGGATCAATTACTAACGTCAATCAGCAGAGAAACTTCAGATTTATTGCTGATGCAACTTGGGATGGCACAAATGCTCTGATTACAACTGAACTGCCACATAATTTGACTGATGGAGCATCTGTCGAACTTGTCAATATTAAGAGTGGTAATAACACCACTGGTACTGCTAATACTGGATTTAACAGAACTTTTGATGTCATCGGCATCAGCAGTGCAAAGCAGTTTATCGTTGGTCTGGCAACAGATCCTGGCACTTTCTCAAGTGATACATCCTCCAGGAACACCTCCCTTCCATATTATAAGAAGAAGAGATACAACAATACATTCTATGTTTACAACCACTCTGAGGTTGTTCCTTACATCTCAGGTGAGCAAGATGGTATTTACTATGTCACGCTACTAAACTCCAGCAACTCACCAACCATCACACCATTCACTGATGAGAAGTTCTCTCAACCTGTTAAGGAACTCTTCCCACAGACAAACAGAGATAATCCTGTTGGTGACCCAGAAGCAGCTAAGTGCTTCGCTTCTCCTTCATTGATCGGTGATGTTGTTGTCAATGATGTAAGAGATAGTATCACCAAAGAAACAGTTGATAAGTATTTCCGTGATAGTGATGTTGGTGTGGGTATCACCAATATTGCATCCACTGGAACTGCACATACCATCACCTCCGTAATTGACCACG